CCCAAATTGGCGAGGCAAAGGATAGGGAACGAGAGGATCGAACCCATAAGTTGACCATTGACTTGTTGAACAGCCGGAACGGCCGAGTCAAATGGAAAAGGATACTTGCAAAAATGCGGTGCCAGAACGGCACGCCACACATTCTGCATAGCAAGATCCTGTCCTTCAACTAGATAGTTGAGGATGGAGGCTGACAACCTCGCCGACAAACGGTCGGTTGCCGCGGAGTAATCAATTGAGAACCACTCAAGTTGACCCGTGCCAGTCTGAACAGGGTTCAGCGCGAGATCCACCAGATCCGTCGCACCTAATGGAGCCCCTATTAGACGAAAACAGTCCATTTCCCGCATCACACCGTGCAAAGCTTTTTGGAGCCTCTTACTGATGTAATACGGGGCCGCGTTGCCCTTGGATATAACGCGAACTTTCAATGGTTCAAGCACAGCCTGGATGGTGGCTTGAAGCGTCCTTTGCTCCTTAGCATAGTAGACGCACGTCTTCCTGAGACTATCGTACCAAGATTTCTCCCCCGAAGGGTATCCATATTCTTCGATAACGACGTTCAGTTGAACACGACCGCCGACGATGACTCGTGGATAGAAAGTCATACGGATGAGGTCGGGATCTCTCCTCGAACCCACCTTATTCAGCGGATTGCAATCATATAACTCTGGCGTACGCCTAATGATTGCACCGAGTTGCCCTCCGGCAGCTCGGCTTTTCTCGAATGAAGCCTTTGTTGAAGCGACATGTCGAGTCTCCCCCGGTTGCAGCCAATCTGCATCCCGGCCAGCAGTAGAGTATTCCTGCTGAAGACCCCGCTTGATCTGATCAAGTACGGGTTTCAACTCCTTCATACACCGATCGTGTATGTCGTTGTCGATGGGGTCCTTGACCTCCATCGCCTTTCTGTGCTCTTGATACGTGGTTAAAACCAAATCGTTCGAGAGAGGCAACGCAGCACGCTTGCCTTGCAGAAAAGAATACCACAAGTGGGTGTTCTTACGACAAAACACGCCTAATCGGCGTTTGGCCCAGTTTCGATACTGGCCGACCGGATTCCAATCCAGGTCGGGGACGCTTGGCGGATCAACATGATCTGGCCCCAAGTAGCGCGCCATGGGAGCAACAGTAAGGTACTTTGCTCTCTTGAAGAAGACCGCCTCCTCTGAAACAGTGAGGTACGCGGTGGCCTGGGTTCGGAAGCTATCCATAGCGTTCCGTGTGATTCCGTGATGGTGCAACACCAGACACAGACCACGAATCAAACCTTGTGCTCTTTCACCCGACGTCATCTTGACGTCGGCCGGAGGCACGTTCTCTCCGGTGCGGGTCCCAACCGCAATATTGGTTGTGACAACTTCAACCCCGCTTGCGTCTAACGCTACAGGGTGGGTATCCGTTCCTGATACCTCGTTGTCCACAACAAGAATGTTAATCATCTCAGACTGTGATCTTTCAGATTGCATAACTGTGAACGGCTCGAGTTTAAC